TGTGGCTCAATAATGGTGAGCCGGTAGCGTGTTGTCAAGGACTTTACTTATTTTCGGGCGTGTTTGGCATGATCGGTGGGCTCCACCGGTGGCTCATTGTGCGCCGGTACGCCAATGTGGGTTTACCATCTCTGATCGTGACAAGTAGTTGCCCTCGCATATCGAGATCTTCCAGCTCGAACGTGTGATAGGTCGCGTTTAGCATCCGTGGCGTGTCTGATTCCAATGTTTTGCGCCCCTTCCATTGTCCCAGGCTGTATAGAAAGCGCGGTCTTGATAGTAGCGGTTCCATGCCTGTATTGGTTTATTCCTGAGTGCTTTGATTTCTTGGATTAGGCCGTCTTTAGTGGCTCTTGACTCTTGAATCATCATATGTGTAAGGCTGATTCGCCATTGAGAATCCAAAAATTGGTACGCGCCGGCAGCGGTGCTTATGCTTGATCTGGCCCTATAGTTTGATCGGGACTCCCTGTGCATAATGCACTTACGAACCTGTGCCCATTTACTGTGATAATGCTGCCCCTGGTACAGGCTGGGCTCATAACCTTTCCAGTCCAGGGCATCTGGTGAATTAGCAACGCATGTTGGGGCCGTAATGATTGCGGCACACATGACGATCTCGGTAATCATTCGCACTCCCTACACTCGGTTATGAATGGGTCGGGTATATCGAACCGTTGCGGGTGATCGGCTCGGAGGTTTTCGATCTGCCCACAGTACGGGCATTCGAGGTCCATAGGGCTATCGGTGGCGTTTAGCGATTAAACGACGGTAGGCAAGTTTCTTTGTCGGTGACTTAGTAAGTATAGGCAGTGGGAATATGGAACCGTCCATGTCTGCGAGAGCAGTGAAACTAATATGTATATGGGCTGTGTGGCCGTAGCCTGATCCTCGAAACTTCCACCACGTTTTATCATAGGTCGGGCTCGCGATTTGATTCTCATACACGACGTATTTGATGCGCTGCGCCCCAGGTGCTGTCGAGGCCGCGTATCGCACGAGTTGATCTGCTAGGAGTCGGGCTGTGCGACCGTTGCGCCACTTCCCACGCTTACCCATATTCTCGTCGATGTCGAGTGCCATAACGATCCCTCTAGCGTTTTCGTTGTGGTCAGATTGCCTAGATGCATGCTCGGCATTACCCAACCATCCGTCGGTGCGCCGATCTCTGCCTGGGAACCTTTTATCTATTTGTGAGCGTAAAGTGATTCCGGCTTTACATAGTTTCGGCATCGAGTTCCTCCCAGTCGACTGACCCATATCGAGGGTCTTCATTATTGAGAGCGTTAATCAGTACGGGGATTGCAGCTGCACCGATAGCGACAATTAGCGGGTGGACATCGGCAGTCATAAGCCAAGACAGAACTGCACCGAGTGCAGCTCCTCCAGCGATTTTTACGATGGAGCCTTCCCAGGTGCTTGCTAGCCATAGTTTTAGTTTCATGTGTTCCCCTTATTGTGTGTGTCGATGTGTTGATCGAGGCGGCCTCGAATGTCTCTAAGATCGTGTTCTACTCGGTTCATGGAGTCGCGCATAGTTGCCCCGCCATTTGGACGAAACTCCCTCGACATGTGTGTCTGGGCTTTTATGAGCCACAAGATACCGGCAAGTATGGCGGAGCCGATAACAACTATGGGTATTAAATCTCCCAGGTTATCGATAGTCATTGATCGGGGGCCTGTTTGCGGCTGCGAGTTTAGCTCGGACTATTGCTCGGGCTTTCTCTGTGGTTGTGTATTGCTTGCGTTTCGCTGCGGCTTTTTTCACGGCCTTTTTAGCCACTGGAGCGGCCTCCATGTTGTGTGAGGCCTCGTCGGTTTCCGTGGTTTGTGTGTCGTCCACGGTCAAGCCCCTAGATTCGGGTACATGACGCTAATCATTTGGTCAGTGAATCCCAGTAATTTAGCGTGTGCAATAGCGGCGGCGGTTGCTTCGGCTTCGGCTTCGGCTTTGGCTTGCGCTTCGGCTTCGGCTTGCGCGGACGCGGATTGATCTGCCTTAAATTGGGTTTCTTCGCCTGTGGTGCGTTCACGCTCGATAACTTCGCCAGTGATAGCAAATACTTCTACTACTTGTATCATTTTTTTCCTAACTATTCTTGTAACCGAATATTCGAACCGTGCCAGTGATAACCCCAGCGGATGGGTAAAAAGTTATTCCGTCGTAGGAAGTGCTCAAAGTATGATTGAAAGAACTTAACCGCAATTGGCCGATGCCTGTGCGACCGATGGCAGTGTAAGAAGTGGCGAATGTTTTATCAACTAAAAAAGGACTAAATATGTTTATGTCGGAAAAGTTAAGTTGATTTTCCTCGACTTGAAACAATAAACCATTTGTTGATGCGCTTGCGTTTAGATCCGATGAAACTGTGGAATAAAAAAAACCCGAAACATAGTTATAATTTGCCCCAGTAGCATCCGTTCCTGATAACCGTAAACGTGCATTTATAAATGGAAATACGGTGGTCGCGCTTATTTTTAATTTAATTAAGTAATTATCGTAATTACTCGTAAAAACATTGTTAAGGCTAATGCTGGACGCTGCGCTAAATGTTGTTGTATTTATGTGTACTAAACCGGGGGCCGTTCCTGCCGCTACCCATGCCGCACCGTTGTAAACCTCGGTTGAGTTCGTATCCTGCAAATAGGAATACTGGCCGTCCGTTGGAGTTGGTAAAGCCGTGGTTCTAGCTGCCGCATCCGCGAAGGGTAGGACCCCAACTAGGTCTACGCGTTCGGCAAGTGCCTCGGATACGGCAGGGTAGTTCGCTACTAGATCGGAGGACTCCACATAAGGACTCCCAGGTAATGTCGTTGCCATTTGTTCTCCTTATGCCGCTAGGTTTTCGCCTGTTATGATTTCGTACCATTTTAATGTCGGGTCTATGTCGCCCCATTCTAGTACAGGATCGACCTGTGACCATGTAATCGTCTGGAATGAATACCGCGGGTCTGATATTGACAGGGTGAGGATGTGCTGGTTATTCGAGTAGGTTTCGGACCATCCCTCGACTATGCCCGTGAACTGTCCTAGTGGCGCTGGTTGTGGCAGGTCGATCACTGACACCGATTTACCGCTTACGAGCTCGAGGGCATAGGTTCGGTCTGTTGCCCCTAGTTGATGGACAAATATGGAGATTTGCCCCAGTGACCAAAGTGGATTCGCTTGCGCTGTGATGATGTTACCGGCCCTAGTGATGCAGTCTGCTTCATCTTTTATGTCTGTTTGAAGCCTGTAAGACCGCCTGCCGTAGGTCGCGATTGAGGCGGAGTCCTCAAGCTGCGCCTCATGGGTGTCATTGTGGGCTAGGACAGTCACATCGTTTACTATTGTTTGTCGGGTCCGTGACCACGTTGGGGTAAAGACAACACCTTCGGAGGGCATGACCCATGTAAATGATTCTTCGACGAAACTTGACCAGGGGACATTATAGAAAGTCCAAGCGTTCGGCTGGTTCGCCCAAATACTGCCCAATGTCGTAAGGCCTCTGGCTCCGTAGGACTCAAATACGATTCGGCCTATCGGGTCGTCGTAATACGTTGCCCCGGTCTGCTCCGCCAGTGATGCTAAGGCGGAAAGTGCATCGGTGGGTTGAATGTCTGACCCGCTTATTGAGTGCATTACAACGTCAGGGTCTGCCCCGTTGGCGTAATCCTCTCCTGTGGCGTCGAGTATCTCCTCGACCCTTTGGCGCACTGTTTGTTGCGGGTAACCATCGACCCCAACTTCGATTGAGCCGATCCGGGATAGTCGACCCATAGCGATAATGGTTGTAAGAGCCACTGGGGGCTCTGAAGATAAATGGGTGATACTGATATCGGAGATTTCACCTGTGAACCTGTGGGCTCCGTAAGCGAATATTTCTAGGGTGTCTGTGATGTCAGCCGTGACACCAACTGGGCCCCTGATCACTATTTGGCAGTTGGACGCTTGAGGGCTCGACGTTACATCGGATCGACCGTGCTGAATAGCCACGTTATATTCGACGGTATCAAGATCCAGATTAGTCCCGGCAAGACTAATTACAGTAATAGCCATTATGCGACCACGGGATTATTTAGGGTTCCTAACCGCTGATCTGCTTTAGCGATAAGACTCGAAAGTGCCTGGGCTACTTCCTGCTCCGTGTAGGTCACGCTCCTCGATGCTGCCCTGGCTGCGGCTTCGGCTTTGGCTGCCGTGTTGATCGCTTCGACTGCCCTTACCGCTTCGGCTACATCGTCCGCGAGTTGTGCCTTAAATGATGCGCCTACTATTTTGCCGACTTGCTTGCCTAGTTTTTTGAGGCTTTTCTGTTCCTTCAGTAAAGTCGCGGTCGTGCCTTGTACGGTTGAGAGCGCGAATTGTTCACCGGCAAGGAGTCCTTCGGGTATTAAACCTTTTGCTAATTCGTTTACCGTTGCGTTTACTGATACCCATTTATCGGAAAGCGTAGACACTAGGCCCTCGTCGATCATTTGTTGAGCGAGAGCTGCACCAGTTTCGGGTCCGAGGCTTGCTATTTGCTCAATGAGGCTTTGGTCTGCGCCTTGTGCTTTGATCTGGTTAAGTACTTCTCCGAAGTATTCAGCCTGGGCTATTTGTTGATTAAATCCATCGAGGAGACTCGCTCCAGTTTTTTGGCCCTCGGAATTGAACTGGGCTTCATAGGCTGTACCGAGGTTTACGCCCGACAGTATGTCAGCGGACAAGGCATCTGTGTAATCGGTGATTGCCTCTCGAGCTTTGTTCAGTGCATCGACTTCTGAAAGAAGTTG